GTTCTAATTGTTCAGCAGTTACCCAACCGGCCGGTGTCAGTATTTTGACTATCACAAGACACCTGCCTTTCTATTAGCCCACTTTAGCGTTCTATAAATCATCGTGTCGCTGGTTCCGTATAGTTCTCCTATTTCCCGGTAGGTCATGCCCTTAGTTCTTAAATCTCTGAGCACTGCTATATCGATTTCATTCTTCAGCCAATTGTTAGCGTTTGACTTAACCCCTTCTTCCAAAACTCGAAATGATTGTTCTGGAAGGAAGTTGTTGACCAGGGATACAGTCAGAGCGTAGTACCCGATCTGGTACATTCCCTACCACCCCCAGAATAATTGGCCAACAATCCTGAATCCTGCCGATACTACAGCAGTAACTACCAGGATGGTGATAAATATGCCCAGGCCATCCATGATTTTCTCCAGCTTGTCCACCTGTTCAACTTCCGGATCCTGGACTGGGAGGTAAACGATCTTGCCATTTGTATTCATACCTTTGCCGCCTCCCTCGCTTTCCGGACTGTCTGCTTATAAAGGTTGTTATATATTCGCTCTTTCACGCATTCCAAGACATTATCTGCCGGCGCGTTGGGTTGTAGCGTATCTTTGATCTCATTTATGATTTCTGAAACTTCATTGTAGGCATCTAACCTGATTTCAGCATCTGTCATAAGCTTGTCCCCCCTACTCCCAGATATGGAAGCAGCCCCTGCTACAGCCGCCAGCATAACTCCGACCATTATTATTCTCTCGCCTGGATATAAAGGCTGTTGGCCTTCCGCATACCGGGCAAAGAAATCTGACGTTATTCGAGTTGCCCATGTGCTTCCGGGCTTGTTCTACTTTCTGAAATATAGTTGAAAACGGGCGTCTATTTGAATTCCTTACGTTTTTTTCTTTAACTAATGCCTTTGGTGACATATCATTACCTCGCTTTCTTGCCCCAGTGGTGGGGCTATGCTATACTGTAGGTGACAATTTTTCTTTGCCGGTTTCTAACCGGTTTTCTTTTTCTCTGATTGATTAAGTTCATCTGCTAATATCTCAGCAACTTCTCGGTCCTGAGTAATATAATTTTTGTAATACTCACGATTTCCCGAGTGGTCAACTTCACTGGTATCCAATTGTCTATATACTTGGTACAACTTTATGTCGTCGATTAGATTCGACGTTACTTTCCATGCGCCTTTCATACTATTCACCTCCTCGCTATTCGACCATTGCCAGAGTACATTCATCCAGTGCCACCCAACAAAACTGCTTCTTGGTATTTACTATTAGCACCAAGTCTTCACCATCATCATTGGTGGTCATTGCCAGTACTGGGTAGGGCCTAGTGTAGAACTGGTCGGGATAACAAAGTTTAAGTTTCTCAGAAACAAAAACGGTAAACTTCCTGACGATCTGCATTGTTAGTTCACCTCCTTTGCTTATCTAATATCACTCACTCGTGGTCTGCCTCTCCGTGATCTTCTTGCTTCTTTCTCGGCTTCGCGTCTTCCGGTATACGTCATTTGGTTTTCAATCCACTTCTCCAATTTGATTGGGTCTATTTTCCATCTACCTCGCTTCATGGTTTGCCGAGCGGGGAATGTTGGGTCCGTTCGGATGTACTCATATATTGTTCGCGTACTGTAATTCAATCTCTTGGCTGCGTCTTCTACAGTTAACAGGGGTTGTGGCATAAGTCAGACCTCCTTTACATTGCTTTGGCTTTCGGCCAAAAATCACGTTTCTGAATGCGTTTTTTTACGTCATGATAAGTTAACCCAGCTTCTACCAGACCTGCTATTACGAACTCAGCGTTTTGGATAGCTGATAATTCAGTTTCAGTAAAACCGTCACGCAGATTATCATTGGTTTTTGCCCCGCGTTCTTCCCGAAGTTTTTTAGCGATCTTACCAAACACGGCAAGATAAACAAGGTTAGTAAAGTTTTTAAAAGCCCATTTATCCTCTTCTGGTAAATTGTTTTTTATTGCATCTGTTGTCATGCGCCGGACTTTTTTGCTGGCCTCCCGTTCGATTTTCCAGGACTCTGCTTCACGGACAGCTTTTGTTTTCTGCCGGTATGTAAGTTGTTTTTCTCCAGCTATGAGTAAATCACGTACCTTAGTGGCCCTTTGAGAATCTGTAAGCAACATTCCGATACGAAGGATAGCTTGTTTTGGTAGTAAGGTTATGGAATTTCTTGGGATTTTAAGAGGGGCAGATTGTCCCCCTATAAATTCCAGATTTTTGTATTCTTTTGCAGTAATTATTTTGATACCGTCAATCGAAAACTCGACTCTGTTGCGTTGAAGAATTTTTTTAACCGTTTCCTCTCCAACTCCATACCATTCTGCAACTTGCTTAATCGTTGATCTTCCGTCTGTGGTCAATACCGGTACAGGCGGTTTAATCGTATTCAGGATACTAGCTTTACCTATGTACTCCTGGCGCGCTGTCTTACTCTCAATGAGGATAATGCTTTTCATTTATCTCACCCCCCTTATTTTCTGGCGCAGTTTCGCAAGTATTTCATATCTTCAGTGCATATGTTCATGGTGCCCTCCTTAGTTTTTCGCATTTTATGCGACAAACTGGCTAAAAAAAACAGCATTAACTTCTGCAGCAGTTAAATTAAGAGCTTTGGCGATCAAGTCAGCTTCTTTTATTGTGAAAGACTCACCTTTGTTGTTGATCTTTCGATATAAAGTACTTCTGTCAATGCCCACCTCATCAGCTAATTTTTCTATCGTAAGATCATTTTCAACAATTTTGCCTTTCAGTTTGTTTATGTTTACCATATTATTCCTCCTATCCTTATGTTTGCGTCACATGCGACTAATTAAATGTTACTACTGTGTAAAATGTTTGGCAAGCATTATTTGCTTTTAATGCGAATAATTTTTATACATCAGGTTTATGATGTTGCATATCTGCGAATAATATATTATAATATTTAGTAATTGTCTCAAATGATAATTTTTCAGACTCAAGATACATAACAGCATCTGATGGGCAATATCTCAAAGTTTCTTCAGGCAAGATATACCTAAATTAAATAGATTAGCCGGGGCATGACCCCGGCTTTTGTCTTTTCTGCACTTATATTATAAGTAGCAAAAGTACAAACAACAAAAAGACCGGGCATTACACCCGGTCATCCAGACTCCTCTTCCTCTTCTTCTTCTGCCCCAACCGCCTGGCCATCCACATAGGCCTCTGCCAGCATGTAGACCGCCACAGATCCGAAGGCACCGATCACAGCAGCGACCTGTGCAATAGTGTTTTCCGGCACGTTGGCCAGCACTAAAAACGATGTTGCCAGGCCAGCAGCCAGTGCCCAGAACTTACGGCTGGATAGTTTCTTTGCCCAGTTGATTTTCATGTCATAGTCCTCCTATTTCGCTATTTTAACGGTCCTGGTGGTTCCATCCCAGTCGACCGTCATTCCGATATCCCTGAGTATAATTGCCGGAATATAGGTAGTATCCTTGCCATCAACATTCAGGATCACAGCCTTTTCTTTGGCCGTTCCTTCCAGCGTAACTTTCACATCTGGTAGATCAACTTGGGTATCCAGTTTCAATTTGGCTAACACGTCCACTTCAGCTCCTTTCGTATCCATCCCTAAATACTGCAGAATTCCGTTTACAATACCTGCAGCCACTCTCTTTAAATTTGCGCTCTGGCTTAATATGGCAGCATCTACAGCAGAATCAATAAAGCCGCATTCTACAAGCACGGCCACTCCAGCAGGCTTTCTAATCATATACAGATAATCATCATTGCCGGCAGAATTTACCTTTGATTTTAGGCCTCGACTCCTAAAGTCGACCTGCTTCAAGATATTGTCTTGGATTGCCTGGCCTAACTTCTTGGATTCTGTTGTTTTATTGAATATGGAGATCCAGGTCTCCAGGCCTTGACCGCCGCCAGCATTAACATGAATGCTTACACTGAGGTCGCTTATAGGTGCTCGGCTTAAATTTAACCCTACATAGATATCTGAATACCTGGTCATAATCACACTTAAACCCCGGGCTTTCAGTAACCTGTCAACCTCTAAAGATATGGCCAGGGTAATATCTTTCTCCTTGAGTCCATTACCTACTGCCCCAGGATCGCTTCCACCGTGGCCAGGGTCTATACATATCCTCACTTTTTCATAACCTCCTTTAAAGCGGCGCATTGTTGTTGCTGCTACTGGTAGTAGTAGAGGATGGAGCCTCCCCATCCTCTACGATCTGCTCTAGCTTCCGTTTACTAAACCTTTTCAGCCAGGCAAACTCCTCAACTCCCGCTTCAATGAAATTCTCGCAGGTGCTCTCCAACTCGACAAAGAAGAAAATGCCATAGATCACGCTGCTGGCCACATAGGCATACTCATACGGAAACCTGGTTATCTGGGCCGCAAAGATACACATAATGAAGTAAGCGGGGATCTTTATCTTTGCTCCAGCCAGGGCTTTATCCGATTGGATATGCCCTTCTTTTATAGCCTTAAAAAATCCATCATGTTGTACCGACTCCGATATGAGCCTAGAAAGCAGATCCATGGCCACCGCTATCCATAAAGCATAAAAGGCAGCTCCTGGCTCCCCGATCAAGTAGGCCAGCGCGGCCATAAAAATACCCCCCAGCCAGGCCAGGGGGTTTGTTAAAGCGGTTGATATCATTTCACCAAAGGTTACCCATACATTCATTACCAGTCCTCCCATCCCTTCTTCCAACAAAAAAAGAGCCTCCCGGCCTCAACTTTTTTTACAGGATTTACCTCCTATTTGTAGAATTCAGTAAATATCTGTCTAGATACTTACTTGAAAGGAGGTGTAACCCGTGAACAAACAAAATCCATCGGACAACAAATCACAACCCAAAATAACTCCTCCTTCCCAGACCACAGCGGGCAGTAGTATCCTACCGCAAACTGGTAATAAGAAGGAGAAATTTTCTTTGGATTCCCCATCACTTAAAGACAAAGCTCAGAACCCCAAAGGGGGTAAATAGAGAAATATCATGAAAGGAGTATTGTTTTGACAAACCCTAAACAACCAAAAAATAATAACGAACAAAATGAAATAAAAAGTATTAATGAATCTGTGGATTCACCTGGAATAAGGAAAAAACCAGGTCAACCACCGCCCAAGAAGTAATTAACTTTTATCTATGATATCTTCGGCAGCCGTTGCTGCTTCAAATTTGCCTTGATCAAACAATCGTACCATAACTCCTGATCTCGTATCTATATATACCTTTATTACGGGCACTTTATGTTTCTCAACTATCCTTGTACAATCTTCAATATCATCAAGAACTAAATTGCGTTCCTGTTCTGACGGCCGGGACGCTTTTCTTATGCATCCAATAACTTCTTTTTGGGGATCGCCCAATTTGCTTATACCAACTACCTTTACACCATAAGGAACAACAAACTCAGCCCAAACCGTCGTCATTTTTGAAAACTCAGAAAAACCTCGTTTTCTTCTTAATTTATTTAGTAACACTAAAAAATTATTATAAATTTTACCTGTTACAAGATAAGCAATCAGGAAACTTGTTATTAATGATACTATCAGATATACAATTAAAAAATTGATGTTGTCTGTATATTTCTGAATTTGACTTAAATTAGTTATATAAGTCCATTGTGATACCTTTTGGCCTATAAATATAACTAAGTTATAAAGGGCCAAATTAGAAAAAGTCACTGGCACCCACAATAAAACACTTATAGCTGTCATTTCGAAACTGTTGTGTTTTTCTGATGGTTCAACCCCAAATGCTTTCATCCAGTAGTAGGCTAATAATCCTGGTAATACAAAGACAAGAGTTGTTAATAAGCTTTCCATGTTCTCACTTCCCTATTGTTGTAATTTCAATATGCTCTATTATTTTCCTGCTATGATTTGTAATATTTAACTATATTTGTGATCGTTTAGCCTTTTTTCAGTTCTTTCCTCGAAGTTCAATCCTCCCACATCCCTTCTCCCAACAAATAGCCGCCCGTGAGCGGCTTAAGCATCCAACATTGCCTGTACTTCTGTCCGGTATATTTCTGGTACCTGTTCTATCGTGCGCCTCCCGGCTTTAACAAGGGTATAATAAAGTTCCAGCACTATGCCCCACCTTCTTTCAGTAAAAGCAGTTCCTCATAGACAGTTGCTAGTGCGTCCATGAGGATGAGGTTTTGTTCTTTGATTTCGGCAATAGGATCTACTGCAAGCTGTTTGCCCGGCAATTCCTTTCCGGGCTCCCAGTAGGAGAGATATTCCGTTTCCGTCAACTCAGTCCAACCCTCTCCCAATTCACCCTCTAAATACGCTATTGCTTGATCTTCAGAGATACTTCGAGCTTCATATAGCTTTCGGTTCCCTACCTGTGGCACCCCATCTATTACAGGTACTATTACAAACATATAATCTGCCTCCTTTAATCTGTAATAACAGCACCGTAGTCACTCCCTAGAGACCAATATGTCCGGAAATTGCGCACATAGGCAGTTACAGTGGAATTCCCACGCCGCGCATATAACTGCACAAAATCACCTTCTTGAACGTCAATATCTTCTGTAAACGTAACATAAGTCAGCGATCCGGTAGTTCGATTGGTTCCCACTGCAACTCCGTTAATATATATTAGCGCAACCGCCGCATATAATGTCGTGGTGCTATGAAGATCAAAGCTTACCCTTATTCGCCCTTGCCAATCCACTTTAATTTCTTTGAGTTTCGTATATGTGTCTGACGTTGTGGTGCGTTCTGTATCCGCACTAAACTGCAAAACATCTGATGCCACTAATTTTAATATTTTCACCCCATTGTTGAGTTTCGCGTGGAGGCTGCCTGTTTCGCTTGCAGAATCAGTCCGTAAGCCCACCTGGCGCCGCACAAAGTTCAAAACTGGTTCTAGAAAATCGTACACTTACTCACCCCCCATGATGTATTCCCCTGACATCTGCATAGTTAAAATGCTGCGTATGCCCCCTGCTGGCCCATCCTCTGGCGGGATATATCTGTATATCTTTTCTATCAGACCATCACCATCGTACTCATATGTAGCATAGGCTGTATCGGATGTAATGCGGTGTATTACATCGTCCTGGTCCTCTGCTGGATCGTTGGAGAACACCTTGAAGTGCATGGCGGGTCTGCCTGTGGTCCAAGTACCCGTACTTCCAGAGCGGCGATAAACGGGATAGCTGCTGTCAGTCGATGATTCTCCCACCCAGTCTATTTTATTTGCCGCATCGCCGGCGCGTATAACTACTATCCAGTAATAAGCGCCAGCAGTAAGTCCAGTTAGATTAAAGGGTATACTCACCCAACCGGCTGTGAGAGAAATAAATTCTTTAGGCAGCACTACCTCTTTTATAAGAGTGCCGTCATTCCCCGAAGTCAAACCGCTTCGTATTTGTACGGTGAGGTCTGCTCCATCCCCATCTCTATCCAGTTCCATCTCAACTCGACCTATATCGGTAGCACCGATCAAAGTAAACCTTGCAGCGTAGTTGTAGGTTGCTATACTGTTTTCAGTTACTCCTGCCCCCGCCTTCGCATCACGCTGGCTGCCGGCATAGATCAACTTGAATGGCTGAGATACTAAAGGCTGATTCCAATTATCCTCATTTACGATAGTCACACCGTTTTTATAGGCATATAGCGCCAATCTAAATCACCCCCTGCTGAACCGTTATTTTGCATTCCACTGTAAGGACCGTATTATCAGCCTTTGACCAGGGTTGTTTAAGCAGGTTGAGCATCGTCCCGGTGCCCTCTACATCCGTACCTTCGACGTATATGCAGACTTTCTGATGGTCTCCGTTTGCCTCCGTGGTCAATAGTTGCGTCCGGAAACGCACCAGGTTCCCTGTCCTGGTTATTGCGCTTACCGGTTTACGGAATACTTCGGTAATTATGTAACCGGCAGCTGCATCATCCCCTATTACCAGGTAGGGACTAGAAAAGTTCTCTATGCATTCGGCCAATTTCGCCAGGCCTGCGGCAGGAAACGAATTAAAAAACGGCCCCAGAGTAGGACCGTTCTCATGCTCGAAATACCATTCAGCTTCAACTTTAAATCTATCATCCATTTGATACCACCACCAATCCGCATATCGCGTCTTCATCCCCGCATACATATGGCAGCGCCCGGGGAGTTGTTATCAAATCGTCACTCACCTCGACCACGTCTGAGCCATAAATAAACTTATGCAGGATACTTGTCTCAGCTACTTGTTTCTTCTGCTGGGCTGAAACCAGGGCTTTTAAAAAGTCCGCTATGCCTAGGAGACGGCCACCATAATCTACCGCATACGTCCACTTATCAGTGGTCACAGGGGATAGTGCAACTTTCTGCACCAGATATGTACCTGTCACGCCTCTGTCGGGCAGGTTGATAGTCACAAGCTGGCCGGGTTGCCAGCCAGGCACCTCAGTTGAAAATGAACCAGATACTTTTGGATTGGCATGCTCTCTTAGATCAGCCATACCTGCCGCCTCTGCCGCCTCAATGGTGGTCAGACTGTCATCCACTATGCTGTGCTCATAAATGCCATCGCTATCTTCCAGCACTGCAGCAATAGCGGATTGTGATGCCAGGTCCTCAACTATAGTTATGACGTCAATATCCTGCCGGGCCGTCAGGCTCATGGTCACCCCTGCCACTGGCGTTTCTGTCTGTTCTGAACATCGGATGTATTTCTCGTTATAATTCAGCATATAATCGTAATTAGCTTCTTCGTGCAGGTTTTCCACGCCTACAGTGACCGGTACTTCGCCAATCTCAAAACTAACCTCATGCGGTTTCCAGGGAAGTACCCATATGCGGGCTGTCCCATCTGCATTCCACTGGACGGTCTGCGGGTCAGATAGCATCGTGCTGCCCCGGACATACACCCGGTTCCGGAGACCCTGGGTATTTATACTGTGCTTCCCGAAGCGGAACTTGCCACCAGGAACCAGCTCCATTGGCGCAGGACTGGCTAAATTCTCAGCACTAAAAAACTGCAAATCCTTGTGATAATCCGGTTGCCAATGCCAGCCGATATAGTCGTATAGCTGGCGAAAGCACTCGCTGGGGCGTAGATAATCAAATGCTATGTACTCCACTGTAGGTGCGCCAGACTGTACTCCTGTGACCGTGAAGCCCGGGCAATACTTCTGTGCTATATCGCAAAATATCCAGTCTGCTGTTTTTGCTTCGTATGTTTCGACCACAAGTCGCCGGTCCAGCAGGGCTGTGTAGTCGTCGCAGTCTACCTGCCAGGCTTTGATAGTCTTGCTTGGGAAGGTCCTGGACAGTTCAACTTTGACGATTATACCGGCAAAGAGCCTGATGCCGTCCTGTTCAATTATGACTTCCTCGCCCTCAGCAGGCATTGTCCCCTTAACGGCAAAGGAGCAGGTATCGACTTCATAGGTCAGGCCGTATTCGATTTCCAGAGCGTTTTTTTCGAGGTCGGGATGGCGCTCTACTCCAGCAATTTTTAAACTTCGCATCAGAACACCACCCCATGACGATACAGTTTGCGTTCAAATTTGCTCCAGATTTCATCAGCATTGTTTCCATGTACGTGTATCTCTTTTATTACCGTTGTAGTGGTATTTGCGGGATTATACTTGGCCGGCACAACAGCCTCACCTTTGTGCAAGTAGGCCAGCATATCCTTCGGCACATAATTTGTCCCGGTAGCCAGCATAGGTACATGCGGCAAATCAATGCCAAACTTCTGACCACCAAAAACTGGTACCCACTCAGGAATCTCAACTTTGATACTGTTTAATGCATCAATTAGTTTATTTACAAATTGTAGTTGGTTATTAATAAATCCTTTAATAGCCCCTGTAATGGCACCCCATATGGCAATTAAGCCGTTTTTGAATTTCTCCCATTTGTCGAGCATAACTTCTGTGAGCAAATTAGTAGCGGCGGTCAGTGTGTCTTTGATCCCCCCGAATATGCCGGTTAATCCGTCCCATAATACCTGGGCAATATTGATGATGTTTTCGCCCGCCCCTTTCCAGTCGCCTGTAACAACGTTTAAAATTAGGGCAATAGTTTCCCCAATGACTTTCATGACGGTCATCACAATGGTTTTGATGGTTTCCCATATAGGGTTTATAACGGCCATAATGGACGACCCCCACTCCTGCCACCAAGCTGTAATCTGGTCAATGGCATCTTTTATGGATGTCTTTATTTCAGTCCAAGTCTCGTCTACTCTGTCCCTAAAGTCTTCGTTATTATTGTAAAGAGCAACGAAAGCTGCCACTATTCCAGCAATAGCCGCTACGGCTATTCCAATCGGGCCTGTTATTGCTGCAAGTGCTCCTCCCAGTAACCCGGTTCCTGCAGCGGCTACTCCAGCTGCGGCCCCTGCTCCTCCAAGTATCCCAACCAAACCGGGTAAAGCCATCAATAATGGCCCCAGAACCATTAGTAGGGGCCCAATGGCCGCTGCAATCCCTGCTATTACTAACACTAGTTTTTGTCCCGCAGGAGATATTTCGGAAAACTTTTCAGCCAGTGACGCAATTTTATCAGCAATTTCTTTAATTGCCGGCAAAGCCGCATTGAAGGTATCCAGCAACGCTGAGCCAAGTGGAGCCAATGCTGTTTCAGCGTTGTTTTTTAAGATTATCATGTTATCGCCAAAGGTACGGGTATCTTCCGCAGCCCTTAGTATAGTCTCCGGGCTCTCTTTTAATGTTTTTAAAAGATCGTCGATCTCAAACCGGCCCTCTCGGATGGCGGCTGCCATATCGGGCCCAGCCTTAGAGCCGAACAGCTCCATTGCCAGAGTATTGGCTTCGCCGGTCGAACCTGCTTCCTTGATCCTCTTGGTCATCTCGGTCAGGGAGGCATTGGTATCGGTTATCCCCTCTTTGGCCATCTTGCCCAAAGCTATACGCAAAGACCCCAATACTAACTCAGCATTGACGCCCTCTTTTTCCCACTTACCGATCAACGCAGCAGACGTCTCAAAGTCAAACCCCATCTGACGCAATGGAGCTCCAAACTGTACCACCTTCTGTGCCAGGGCGTCAACTCCGATTCCAGTTGACTGGCTGACATTCCATAAATAGTCCATGGTTTTCGCCTGATCCTCGGTGGCAATTGACCAATCTCCAAAAACACGGGTAACTGCAGCTATTTGGTTGGATACGTCTCCCCCGGTTAGCTTGGCCAACTCAACCGCCCGGGTAGCAAGTGTCTGCAATTGTTCTCCAGTAGCCCCGGTACGAGTATTAAGATCAGCAATGGCCGCTGCAACGGTATCGGCTCCGGCAGGCACCTCTTTAAACACAGCTTTAAAATCGTCTTCAAGACCTTCCAATGCCTCACCAGTAGCCCCTGCTCCTGCACGGATAATTTTGCTGGCCTTGTCAAAATCAGTCGCTGCTGCAAAAGCTACCCCTCCCACAGCTGCTATTCCAGCAGTAACCGTCTTGGTAAGTGTGACTCCGACATCCTTTAATTTGGCACCGGTATCCTGCATTTTTTGTTCAAATGTCTTGGTGGCATTGGTGGTCTCTTTAAGTTGTTTTTCCAAACCGGATAGTTCCTGCTCAGATTTCACAACCTCACGCTGAAATGCGCGGTATTGCTCCTCGTTGATTTCACCTTTCCGAAATTGCTCATTAACCTGTTCTTGCGCGGTTTTTAACCTATCCAGTTTTTCCTTGCTGTTGGAGACAGCTTCGGCCAGCAGTTTTTGTTTTTGAGCCAGCAGTTCAGTGTTCCCCGGGTCAAGTTTAAGCAGGCGTTCAACCTGTTTAAGTTCGGATTGAATATCTTTACTGCGCTTGTTTACGTCCTCCAGAGATTTATTGAGTTTTTGGGTGTCACCGGCTATTTCAATTGTTATCCCTTTTATGGTCCCGGCCATCCATCTCACCACCTATCAAAGTTGGCCTGTGTTGCTTGGCTCACGGCGTCCTCACGCTCATCATCGTCAAGCCGCTCGTTGTTATACGTAACAATCAGCCCCAGAATCATGCCAATAGTCAGATCCTCAAAGTCAGCCAGACAAAGACCACTTTCGATTGCTCTGAGCATTATTAGCTCTGTTGTCAACTCGAAAGGGGCTTCGTCTGCATCAGTATCTACTTTTTTTTAGATTCGACCGTGTTTCCCATGCTGCTGAATATTATATCCATCACTTCAGGCACTATATCAGACAGCGGAAATTCGCCAAAGGTGTCCAGCCATTCCATGGGCGGTAGTATGGTCGGGTCTGCAGTCTTGGCCAGGGTCCACACCAAATCATATATTACTTCCAAATCCAGAGCGCTGGCATCTTTAATGTGACCTTTGGCATCAACAGCCGACTGTAATTTAAAAATATCCTGTAGCACATCTCGGCCAAACTGGGCTTTATAGCGCAACAAAAAAGCGCCGGTGGACTTAAATCGCACCTGGCGCCCGTCGATTATTAATATTTTCTCCATAGATTACACCCCCACTGTCAGGGTTACAGATACCGCATTGCCCTGAACAAATTCAATCAAGATGGTGTGGGCGCCGTTGGTCAGAGTGCCGATATATGTCTTGTCCAGCGTTACGTCGACACCAGATATACTCAAGTTGGTAAATCCCACCGGGGCGCCATCCATATACACGCTCTTAGCTGCATTGGTTCCGCTGGTTGAGGTCACATCAACAAGTACATCTGCTGGAGCCCCCTTGCTGAAGTCCGAAGGATTATCAGCGGTGTTGGTCGGGGCGTTTTTCAGATAGACTGCACTGAAGAAGGTATCATATCCATTCTCACCCTGTAAAATCTTTGCCTTTACATCACTGGTATCCAAAGCGGGCCGAACGGATATATTCATCGCTTCGGTCTTGGGTTCTTTGGTGTTGGTTTTGGTAGAACCCTCCACGTTCGGTCGAGTTGGCAGGACGCTATACAATACATGTCTGGTCTTCTTAGAATCTCCATCAAACTCAAACATTAATGCGAATTTCTTAACAGCGGCGGTGGCATTTTCAATGATCGCCCCGTTGGAATCAATAATGTCTCCCAATATGTCTGTTCTGAAGGTATCAGGAATAAGCGCCACTTCCAAACTTCCATCATAGCCATTATTGGTGTTTTCCTCGAAATACACTTGGTCATCGGCGTAAAACGCAACGTTCTCCCCTGCAGCACTTAATGTTAAATTAACTGCACCAGGCACGCTCACCGGAGTGCTATATAACACTACGCCGTTGGCTTCGGTCACAACAGCGTAATAGACGTTTTTAAGACCGTATTTTATTTTGTTTGCCATCATCAGTCCTCCTTAAATCTCGTAGAGAGCTTGGTACAGGCCCTCTGATTCAATATATGTCTCGGTCTTTTCCCAATAAATATCTGCGCTGTCAAGCGCATCCTCAATCAGTTTTTCGCTAACCAGATCCTTTTGTTTCGCATACAACTCTACTTGAAAATTCTTCTCGGCATTGTACACCTTATTATCAGCTCCAAAATTGGAGTTATACGAGAACAAATACACAACATACGGCGGGTTCGGCGGCGATGCAAAGTGATGATGTGCCACCGGCAACTTGGTCGTTTTAAGTAGCTGATATAATGTCGCCTCATCCACGTCTTATCGCCTCCTCTACTTCAGCCATGAATTCCTGTATGACCCTTTCTTCAGCCAGCCGGATATGAGGCTTACCCTCTACCCGGCCACCGCCTGCTTTAGCGTGACCGTGCTCCAACAGATGAGTTAGCCGATAATGCGGAGCTTTTACGTGTATTATTCGCTTGTCAGGCTGTCCGATTGCCGGTTCGGTCTTTACGGCCCAGGCCTTACGGTATTTACCAGATTTCTTTGGCGATGTCTCCTTGAGTTGTTTCACGGCCATCTTTCCGACTTTGTCGCTGCTAACATTGACCTTTTCAACTACTTCCTGAGAATATTTAGTCAGTTCGCTAGCAATCTCGTTTGTTAATTGATCTACTGAAATTTTAGCCATCGACAGCACTCCTCAATGCCTTGATTTTGACCCAAATATCATCATTAACCCGGTCAATGTTCTTAATATCATACGGTGTGCCCTCAAACATAATCCGGTAGTCGTAGGTATTTATTTCGTCGGTAAATGTGACATGCCGTACCGTAAAAACAACTGTGCTTTCCTCGTTAACTACTTTTGCCGCATAATACTCTTGCCCCCAAAGGCCATTTTTTTCGGCCTTGAGGGTTTTCCAGTCCTGCCAAGTTTCAATTTGGTTACCAATTTCGTCTTCAGTGATAGTACGTTTCTGAACAACTATTTTTCGCCGGCGAACTTTGGCCAGATCTTTCATTGTGTCAGCTTTAGATTTCACGGCGCCACCTCATCAGTTGGCAGCTGTTCAACCCCAGTCTGAAGCTGCAGCCTCAATATCTCACCGGCAAAATTCTCCTCAAAATATTCTGAAGCGTTATTGTAAACATACCGACAATAATCCATAAGTAAAGAGAGGGGTAGCCCGATTACAAAATCCAGGTCTGCCCCTACCAAGTTATTCAAATAAGCCTGACCTCTTGAGATCAGACCGGTCAGTGCTTCATCCTCATCTTCCCAGGTTATATCTAGGTAATTACGGACAGCCGCCAGAAGCAGTTCATCCGCAGTGGGTTCAGCCATCCGCTATTCCTCCTTAGCCTATTACTCCTACCTCAACGGTATAGGTTTCTGTTTCACTCCCATTAACAACATTTATCTCAACAACATTGAGCTCTCCTTGTAACCAAGTGGCCGCAGTCCCATTAGTATGCGGGCTCCCATTAACCAGTATTTCAACATTTGCTTCTCCATCCTTAGGTACTGCAGTAATTGTATTTGTTGCATTCTCAGTGATAACTTCATACGCAAACATTGACTTATTAAACGCCGGTGACAATGTCAAGCTGCCGATAGTCAAACTGGCCAGCCTGGCGTCAGCTACACCCCACACATTCAGTGGATCATTGGTCACTCCCATGCTCCCTGCTACATTAAGCGGATCGTTGGTCACATATACCTTTTGTACAAACGACTTCAGGTCGGTAATATTGAGGCGTTTGAATGATACCGCGTCCAGGGGCTTGCCATTGCCGTACAACTTAGTTAAATAAACCCTCTCATCCTCCAGAAAACGGTAGTGGTCGGAAAACTCAACTTTGCCGCCTTTTCCAGTACCCAGGCCAAAGAAGTACCGCTTGCCCAGACCTATGATAGCCTCATTCTGGGGCACATGTACGGACTGAATGACTCGAGTCGGGAATGGGAATATATTATTTACCCACACGCCGTTAACCATCACGGTGGTGGCAGGCATCAGCTTAGTAAAGTAATCAATTGGGTTAACAAGGAATAGCACTTCGCTGACGGCACGTGCCAAACCGTTGGAGCCGGTAGCCAGCCCAGCAATCAACGCGCCATAAGTTTCCGGAGTAATCTCAGCCAGAGGTACTAACGCAAGTAAAGGATAACCAGACATCGGGTCCAGAGAGCCAGCTGGATTCCGTCTCATGCCAATAGGCTCATCAATGCCGATACCATCAATGATTGCCTTCTCTAAACCATTTGCAATTGCTTCAGCCAGGATGGCCCTTACATAACGGTCCAGCCATTCAGGCCCGATCTCCAGCATGGCCTTATTGACTGGTATAAAGGCAGACAGTTTCTTCTGGCTTAGATCAACTACATCAAAACCCGCAGCCAGTTCTTTCACGATTTCATCTGTGAGTTTACCCCAGGTAGCCATAAAGCGGCCGTCAATGGTACTGACCAGAATATTAACGAGGATGCCGGTATTCTGAAAGTTGACAGCATCAAGCAGGGGATGGCTCTCAAGAATATCCTCAAAGATCGCGTCAATAACAGTTTTCGGCAGAGTCTCGTCAATTAGTGTGATAGCCTGCTGCGGATTATCGGACCTCATGGCCTCCCGGAGATTTTCATAGTATTTGGTTTCCTGACTGGTCAGGGTCCGGGCACCACGGCCAGCAAGCACAGTATTGTCCGCAGCCTGTACCAACCCCTGGGCTTCAGCCATGACGGCTTCATGCAACATATCGGTATACTCGGTAAACGCTTGGGAAAATGCCTCTTCGTTGCCGTCCTTGATGGCTTGGTTTATTTTTACCATGATTTCGGCTTTTTTCTGGTTTAAAGCATCAGGGTTAGGCATTGCAAACACCTGCAGGTCAAACTTAAACTTATCTTTCAACTCATTCTCCTCCTTCTTTTGGGCGGAATAGCGCCGCCATTAAATTTACAACTTTGTTTTCCTGGTGTTCCGGTTCTGGATCGGGCCCGGGCTCAGGTTCAGAAGCCGGTTCTGCAGGGGGACCCTGTTTTACCACTGACTCCTCCTCAACCAACTGCCTCAGCTGCGCTGCCAGGCTTTTATTAAACTCAATATGCTGTGATATTGATAGATTTGCCTTTTGCAGCATATCTTTGGCTTGGGTCAGGTCGGCATCCTTCTCAGCGTATTCATCGGCCAGGCCATACCCTATACACTGTTCAGCAGTCAGCCAGGTTTCAGCTGCCATCATCTCAATTAGATTTTCCTCAGTCAGCTTATCCCCAGCCTTTTGCAGGAACGCCTGCCGGTTGGCCTCCATGATTACATCCAGATCATCAGCCGCTTTCCTCATTTCCCGGGCATTGCCTATAACGATATTCCATGCATCATGAATCATCATCATGGTGTTCCTGGGCATTACTACTTTATCTCCAGCCATTGCTATGACTGCAGCCACAGAGCAAGCAAATCCATCGACATAAACAGTCTTTTGGGCAAGATGTCGTTTTAGCTGGTTATAGATTGCGGTCCCCTCAAACACGCTGCCGCCGTAGCTGTTTATGTAGATATTGATTTGCGATATATCGCCATGTTTAGCCAGTTCACTACGAAAATGGTTGGCTGAGGTTTCGCTTTCAATCAGTTCCCCTGTCCACCAATCCCGACTGTCGGGCTCAACATTGCCGTAAATATACAGTTCGAGAGTCCCCGGGATT